TCCAGAGGGTGCTGTGGTGTTACCTCGTAATACTAAGGTGGTGGTGATCGACTAAAAAGCCTCGCGTATGCGTTTTTCAGAGGGTAAACTGATATCCCAAGATAGGTAAATTGTTTTAAAAAGTTCTTGAGTTTTGAGTGGGGGTGGCGCAAAAACCCTCGCGCGGGTGAAATCTTTAGGGAGTATAGTTATATATTAGATATTAAGAATATCAACGCATGAGGTGGTGTCGGATGGCTAAGACAGGATGGAAGAGGGAACTTGGGACTTCGAAGAGGAAGCAGGGAATCGTAACGCCCAAGAAGAATGGAAAGGTGAGAGAGTTAACGTGGTGGGAGAAATTTAAAAGGTGGTGGTTATGGTGATCAGGATATTTGGGATCATATGGGGACTACTTGGAGTTGCGAATATACTTATGTCAAAGGCAGGGCCAAATTTCATGGTGTGGGTGGTTGTGTTTAACGTGGTGTTGTTCGTGATACCAGGGATGTTGCTCATAAGGAGGTAGGTATGCATTTGTTAGGAATAATATTAATATTGAGTACGGTTGTGCCATTTTCTAAAATTCATTGGAAAGAAAATTTTTGGTATATAGTTTGGTTAGTGGCGGCAAGTGCATTTGGTGGATTACTGATGGGCTTAGACTAATGCTCCCCATCGGCGTAATCCATTATAAGATAAACCGCAAATTCCTACGGAAAAGGATAGGTGTGGAATACCTTAATATAAAGGAGAGGGTCAAGTTAAGGCATATGAAGAAGGCGCTGGAGAGAGTGATCAATAATGCCAATCATGTTATATCTATAATAGATTCAATAGATAGAACGTCGTCAGGGCCGCGTAAGTAAATTTGACAAAAATATAATTTAGGGCTATACTTGTAATATGGAGATAGTTCAAGTAGCCCCAAGCAAACTTAATCCCGCAGAGTATAATCCACGCAAATCTTCAAATAAAGAGTACAAACATCTCAAAGAGTCTATCCAGCGTTTCGGCTTGGTAGATCCTATCATAGTAAATAAGGTTAATAATAGAATCATAGGTGGCCACTTTAGAGTTAGGGTGGCAAAGGACTTGGGCTTTAAGGAAGTGCCATGCGTATATGTGGAGATCTCAGATGAGGCGCGAGAGAAGGAACTTAACGTTCGGCTTAATAAGAATTTAGGGGAGTTTGATTTGGAGCTACTGAGCGAGTTTGATATGAGTATACTTAAGGATGTTGGATTTTCATCTCAGGAGATACATAGGATATTTGACCCTGACTTAAAAGAAGATGGATTTGATGGCAAGAAAGAACATGACTCTATCACAACGCCTGAGTCAAAGCTTGGTGAGGTATATGAGCTTGGCAGGCATAGGGTGATGTGCGGTGATGCCACGAAAGAGGAGGATGTGGCAAAGCTTATGAATGGTAATCTCGCGCGGCTTGTGTTTACGGATCCGCCGTATAATGTTAATTATGTTGCACAGAATGGTTTGAATTATGACAGAAAAAGACATACAAGGGGTTATGGTGATGGGAAAATTTTCAATGATAATCAATCAGATGAAGATTGTTTGAAATTTTATACTGATGTGTTGAAAAACATACACAAGCATACAGTAGATGATATGACTATTTATTGGTGGTTTGCTAATAAGAATAATTGGATAAATAGATTAGCTTTTGAGGAAGCAAATCTTCATATGAGTCAGATAATAATATGGCTTAAAAATGGAATGGTTTATTCGAGGGGGCAAGACTATCATCGTTGTTATGAGCCATGCATGTTGGGATGGAAGAATAAAAAGACACATTATAAAAATAAGAAGTATGTAGATTTTAAAGATTGTTTCAATCTTGACTTTGACGATTTCGAGCAGATGATTGATGTGTGGTATCAAAAAAGAGACTTGACGAGTCAGTATGTGCATCCAACTCAGAAGCCTATCAGGTTAGCAGAGAGAGCATTAAAGAAAAATTCAGAGCAAGGAGATATTGTTTTGGATTTGTTTGGTGGATCAGGGTCAACGCTTATGGGGTGTGAGCAAATGAATAGGGTTTGCTACACAATGGAGCTTGATCCTAAGTATGTCGATGTTATACGGAAACGGTGGAAAATGCAATGAATGCAATGGGGTTAAAGAGGTATAAACAGCTTAGAGCGGTTATTAAAAGCATACAACAAGGTTCACCCATATCGTCTGCTTGTACTGCAGCAGGCATTAATACTGCAACGTTTTGGCGCTGGCGAGTAAAGAATGAAAAGCTTGATAGGTTAGTAAATAAGATAGTAGATAACAGAGTTCAGATAGTTGAAGATGCTGTATTTAATTCTGCAGTGACAGGTGATGGTAGACAACAAAGATATTTTTTAAACAATAGGTCAAGAGATAGATGGAAGAATGATAGTGCAATAATAAATAATAATGTTGTCACGACAGTTGTACAGCAAAACAGATACGAAGGCAAAACAAAAGAGGAGCTCGAGACACTTGCAAACAGCTTTTACAGAAGAAGAGAAAAAATTAAAACCTGAAGAACAGGTAGATCTCGGCTGTAAATTATCACAAGAAAATCTACTTGATTTTTGTTTTTTCACTAATCCTATATACGAAGACGCAATACACCTCCACATTATAGCCGACGCCCTCCAAAAAATAGAAAAAGGTGAAATCAAAAAACTAATGATCTTCGTGCCGCCGAGGCATGGAAAGAGTGAGATAACTTCAATCCGCTTCCCAGCATGGTATTTAGGCCGCAATCCAAACAATAGAATTATCCATACATCCTATTCTGCTACACTCAGTAATATGTTTTCTCGACACGTCAGGAACTTAATAAACGATGAAAGATATAAATGGATTTTTAACATTAATCTTGCCAGTGACTCAAGAGCGGTAGATGCTTGGGACTTAGATAAGCATACTGGTGGTATGATATCAACTGGTGTTGGTGGTTCGATTACAGGCTATGGCGCTAATCTTTTAATAATAGATGACCCAATTAAAAATATGGAAGAGGCGTTGAGTGAAACATACAGAGAGAAAATGTATGATTGGTATAGATCTGTAGCGCTGACACGTTTAGAACCTAATGCAAGGCAGATAGTAATCATGGCACGTTGGCATCCAAAGGATTTAGCGGGAAGGATACTTGAAGAACAAAAAGATTGGCATATTATAAACCTTAAGGCAATAGAGGATAATAAAGCATTGTGGCCTGAGAGATTTCCACTCTCAACGCTCATAGACATAAAGGAAAGCGTAGGTAGTAAAGTATGGGGAGGGTTATATCAAGGAGAGCCTAAAGATATAGAGTCACAGATCATCAAACGCGAATGGTTTACAGATAACTATTATGATACACTTCCACCTGCATGTATCCGGGGTGGCGGCATAGATACTGCTATGAGTAAAAAAACCACAGCTGATCATATGTCGCTTGTAGATGCATGCAGGGACAGGAAGGGGTTTATATATGTAGATGATGTATTTTTAGAAAAGGGTATATCAGGGCAAGGGTTCGGCGAGTATCTGGTTAATAGGCATAAGATATATAAATATACAAAGGTAAAGATAGAAGAGAATAATGCGGGCTTGGCGGTTAAGGAGATCATAGAGAGGGTAGGCCGAGAGGCTAAGGCGCCGGTACCTATAATAAGCCACTTCACTTCAACTGACAAGACAGTGAGACTGCATGAGGTAGCTCCTTTAATAGAGAATGGCACTATAAAGTGGAATAGGGGCAATAAGAAGGTGGCAGCACTAATAGAGCATTTGATAGAGTTTGATCCGCATGGTGGTGGGATAGATGATGATGTAGATGCATTGGGGTTTGCAATAGAGGCTGTCAAGGCGGTTCAGGGGTTTGTAGGCGAAAGAGGAAAGAGTGATATATCTATAACTAAGGGTATAAGAAAGAGGGTATTTTAATGGCGATTAAGAAGAAGAGAAAAACTATAAAAGAACGTAAAGAGATATTATCTAACATCAAGGAACTCGGCGCAACAGGGACGAATATATTCGGTGGATTTATTACAGAGGAATATAATTCTGACCTTCAAGGCACAGAGAGGCGGATGGATGTATATAATAAAATGCGGAATGGCGATGGCATGGTGCAGGCATTACTGTTTGCATTGGAGTTGCCGCTTAGATCTGCTAAATGGTTTGTGACTCCTCCTGATGATGCGTCGGCACAGGAGAAACAGGCTACAGAGTTTATAAAGGAAGCGTTATTCGAGAGGATGAGCATATCGTTTGATGACTTCTTGCGCCATGCGCTACTGATGAATACATTTGGATTTATACCATTTGAGAAAGTATACAAATTTGAAGATGGGAAGATATGGTGGAAGAAGCTCGCGCCGAGGCTTCCTAAGACTATCATACGTTGGTTCAGGGATGAGGGCGGAGGATTATTAGGTATAGAGCAACAGGTGTTGACTGACGATAGGGGATTTTTAACGGTAGAGATACCAGTAGAGAAATTGGTGTTGTTTACGAACCGCCAGGAAGGGTCTAATTTTGAAGGTGTGTCGATGCTTAGGGCAGCGTATAAACACTGGTTCATGAAAGATGTATTATATAAGATCGCAGCGATCGGAGCGGAGCGTAATGCTATAGGTACACCGGTAGGTAAATTACCAGAGTCTGGGGTTGTACAAGAAGATAAAACAAAACTTGAGGATATTGTAAAGAACTTTAGAATCAATGAAGAGTTTGGCGTTGTGCTGCCGGCTGGATTTGATTTAACGATACTGGATGGTAAGTTTAACGCAGAGCAGATTATGAAGCTCGTGCAGCATCATGACTCTTTGATGGCGAAGAGTGTATTGGCACAGTTCTTACAATTAGGACAAGAGAGTAGGGGCGGGGCGTTCGCGCTGTCAGCGGATCAGTCAGACTTTTTCATAATGTGTTTACAGGCTCAGGCTAATTATATCGCTGATACTATGAACCGTCATGCTATAAAGCAGCTTGTTGATTTTAACTTTACGGTTGATAGATATCCGAAGCTTGATGTGAGGTTAGGAGAGTTAGATAAACAGGCAACGATTGAGTCTATCACGAAGCTGGTAGAGAAACAGGTGATACTGCCTGATGATGGTATAGAAGAGTTTGTGCGTAAGCTTATCAATTTACCAGAGATGGACAAGAAGAAGCCGATACCACGTAAGCCGAGAGGGGAGATTAAGGCATCAGAACTCTTGAGGCGCAAAAAAACAGAGTGGGAGAGGGGTGTGAATTTTACAGAGATAAATGACGCAATGGAGACTGGCGAGGCGAGATTGATGGAAGAGACAAGCGAGGTAATGGAGTTACAGAAGAAGGACTTGGTCAATCAAGTTGATAAAGCTCTTACGTCTGGATCATCACGCGCGCTTGAGGAGATAGAGACAAGATTTCAGGGTAGGTATAACGATACTATTAATAAGAACATGAAAAGAGATTTAGAGAGAGGCGAAAGACAGGTAGAGAAAGAACATGATCTGCCAAAGACTACGACTCCGGCATCCGCTTCAAGATGGATATCTGTAAAGTCAAGGTCTCTGTCTGACTTGCATGCCGGGGGCTTAAAGACTCAGGCGCAGCTTGTGACACTAAACTCTCTTGTGGCTGGGAAGACTACAAAAGCAATTTTGTTTGATGTTAAAAATAAATTAGATGTGTGGGGCGCGACTCAGATAAATAGAACTGCAGCAGTGACGGTAAATGAGGCTTTGAATCAAGGCAGGAACATCACAGCGAGAAAGGCGAGATTTGATTTTGCGCAATATAGTGCTATACTTGACGATAGAACAAGTGAGTTATGTTCATCACTTGATGGCAAGGTAATAGAAACAAGTAATCCAGACTTCGAGAGGTTTACACCTCCATTACATAATAATTGCAGGAGTGTTTGGGTATATATAGGTAAAGAGGCAAGGCCGCCTGAGGTAACATGGAAAGGGCCGTCACAATCACTTGTAAATCGTTCAGGGAACTTGGTGGCACATGAGTAAAGAGACTTTAGGAGAGAATACATTAAGGTGGCATAGAGCGATGAATTATCTGGCGAGATGCCCAAGAGATGATGAGAGCGCGGTGTTAGATGAGATTGGATTAATAAATAGAGAGAAAGAGAGGATCATAAATGAACATAAGGCAATCTAAAGACTCCATTCGTTTTATAACAATACTCCCAGAGATAAATTTAAAAGAAGCAAAAACTTCTGAAATACAAGTAATGCCGATAGGTAGTTGGAGGCATCCATTCTTAGGTAAGTTTTCTATAACTCATAATGACTTAGAGTTATTTAAGGAGAACTTTGATAATAAAGTGAGGGGAATACAGATTGCTGTAGACCTTGAACACCAGCCAGAGCGGGGCGCTATGGGTTGGTTTAAGGAGTTAATAATAAAGGGCAATGGATTATTTGGCCTGATTGATTGGAATGAAGAAGGCGTAGAAATTCTAAAAAAGAAATTGTTTAAGTATATCAGTCCTGAATTCAGTTTTAATTATACTGACGCGGCGACTGATAAGAATTTTAAGAATGTATTGTTTGGGGCTGCATTAACAAACAGGCCATTTTTCAAGGATCAATCGCCTGTTATGTTAAGCGAAAAGGATACCATAAACCTTAAGGAGGAAGTAATGTTGGAAAAATTGATTAAGGCTTTAAAGTTGAAAGAGGATGCAACAGAGAAGGATATAATGGATACAATTGGTAAGCTTAGTTCAGCTGACTTAAAAGGAAAGCTTGATCTGTCAGAGAAGGAAGTAACGAAGCTCAAGAAAGAGCTTGAGGGTAAAGGCACAGTAGAGGCGACAGAAGTTAAGGCACTTAAGGAATCACATGAGACATTAAAGAAAGATTATGATCTGCTTAAAAAGACAATGACATTGTCTGAGGTATCAAAGATCGTTGATGCGGCTATAAAAGCAGGCAAGATCGTTCCTGCGCAGAAGGATAGTGCTATAAATTACGCATTAAAGGATAGAGAGGGCTTTGATGCTTTCATAAAGGACGCACATAAAGTTGTAGATTTTAAAGAAAAGGGTAGTGCTGGGACAGAAGGACATCCCTTAAAAGGATCAGCGGCAGAGAAGGTAGCGGAGTTGGCGAATGCATTGTTCTCAGAGCTTAAGGGCGAGGTGCAGTATACAGAGTGCATAACGAGAGTGCTGGCTGATGTAAAGAACAAGGACATAGCAGATAAGTATAAAAATGGCGAATAACTTAACCGGAGGTGAATTAAGATGACTAAAGTTAAAAATGAGTCAGGTGTACGTA